TTGCTCACCTCCTCGCCGTGCATGGCCCGGATGAGGTCGGGAAGGTCCGCCTTGTTGCGGCGCAGGCCGAGCCCTTTCGAGCGCCGGAAATGGTACATGACATCCGACAGGTCGCGATGCGCCATGGAGGTGATCGCGCTCGCCTTGCCGGCCATGGACTGGGTTCCCTTGTAGCCGTTGTGGATCATCAGGGACAAAGCCGCGTCGAGCTGGTCGGGATCGCCGGTGCGGTTCCGGTAGCTTTCCAGGAACGTTGCGACTTCCTTGCGCCGGGCCTCGGCCAGGAGCGTCTGCCGGCGCTGCTCGAAGGCCTGCTCGCGAAGCTCTTTCGTCACCTCGTCACGCGCGGCGGCGGCCGCCTCGCGCTCTGTCATGCCCGGGCGCTTCTGGCGGAACCGGGCTTCCCAGTATCGATGCAGCTCGTCGGCCTGGCGCTTGTCGATCGCACCCTGGGACACGGCGGAATTCAGGCAGTCGCGTAGGCTCATAGCTTGCAGCTCATCAAAAGATCGGCGAGGAAATTGCCTTCATCCGCCGCCTCGAGCGCTTCGCGCGTCGAGACCAGGCGCACGTTTCCGTCGCCGTCTTCCACGGGGATGAAGTCGAGAAGGCTTTCAGGATTGCCGTTGGCGTCAATCACGGGGTCGAGGATCTCGCCCGCCTGCTCTTCGGCCGTCCGCATGGCGGCTTCGTCGAATGGCTCGACCGCGCGCGAGGGCGCGATCGCCTGGCCTTCGATCGGGTCTAGGCCGTCTCGTGAAGCTTCGCCAGGACCTTGAGGTTGATCGCGGATTTCTTCATCTGCTCGGCCAGTTCCGGCGTTGCCGTCTCGCTCTTGCGCTCGAGCAGCGCCGCGCGGTTCAGCAGCGCCTGCTGCCGGCTCGTCGAAGAAGGGGATGTCTTCATAGTCTGGCTCATTGCGATATCCCTCGCCGATCTCGTCCGCGAATTCTGCAAGCCTGGCCTCTTCCTCGAGCGCGGCGCGATCGAATGCCGCCAAGGGCGTTAGATCCTCTTGTATCATCAGATCCGTGGCGCGGACAAGGATGGCGTCGTCTATCCCCCCGTCCGGCGCCACTTCCCTGAGTGCCGCCTCGAGCTGGCCGAGAAGTTCGCGATATTCCGCCCGTGCCGCCAGCTGCTGGCGATAGGCATCCATGGCAGCCACCCGACTGGCGTCAGCCGGGGAGAAGGCCGCATTTCCCCGGTTCTCCTGGTCGAGGAGATCGAGGAGATCCGCGACAGTGCTGCGCGCCGCGGCTTCGTCCGGCGTTCCGTACAGATGATTGAAGTAACCCGCCTGCGCCGCCGCCTCCCGGGCATAGTCGAGGCTCTGGCCGGCCGGCCGGACAAGCGCACCGCGACCTGGCACAAACTTGCGGGAAAGACCGAGCGACCGCAGCTCACCGCCGCTTTCCCGGAGACCCCCCTCCGACGCGATGAAATCCATGAGAGACTGCGGCGCACGCGGCTTGGCGCCTACCGGGACCTTCGCCCGGGCGAGGTCATCGAGGCGGCCACCGTCGGCGATCGCCTCGAGCTGATCGACACGAGCCGCAACGTCGTCGATGGCCGCCGCCTGCGTGTCGGCGCGCGTCTGGGCGTCGGCCTGGCGCTCGGCCGCCATGACGTCGGACAGTTCCTCGATCGCCTGGCGGTCACCTGCCATCACGCGCTCGATCTGCTCGGGCATGACGTCCAGCGGCCTGCCGCCGTCCTGCGCCTCGACGATCCGCTCGACGAGATCCGGCGGCGGAAAGCGGTCAGGATCTTCCGCATATCGCTGGGCCGCATCGAGCACGCGCATCTGCGAGGGCGTTGCGTCCGCCGGCAGCGCTGCCTCGTCGAGCGCGCGCTCCTCGAAAGAGCGATTGATCATTTCGAGCTTTTCCGGTCCCAGCTCGACATTCATCGCCTTGGCGAGGACCTCGACATCACCCGGCTCCGGCCGCCCCTCGAGAACGCGCGCTGCCCGCTCCGCCCCGCCCTCGCCGAGCTTGAACACCTTCGCCAGTTCCATGCCGCCCTGCATGGTTCCACCGAAGAGCGCACCGAAGGTCGCGGCGATGCCGGCATTGGTCAGCATGTCCTTAATGCCGTGCTCGAGGCCGGCCGCGCGCTTGCGCTCCTGGCTCATCCCCTGCAGCACCAGCTCGGAACCACCGTTGATCAACGCCTCTGTCGCCATCGTCTGCCCGATGCGGCCAGCAACCGTTTTCGCGGCCGACCCGCCGGCGCCGAGAAAGGACATGCCCCACTGCACTGGATCGCGCGCTGCGCCCATGAGGCCGCCGACGATCTGGGCGGTGAAGCGGCCGGCCATGCCGAGTTCCGGCGATTGCGCGGCCACCGCGGCGTCGCGCTGCGCCTGCTGCATCACGCGGTTGCGCTGCTGGACGATCGGTGTCGCAAGCAACTGGTCGACAGCCTCGCGGTTTGCGCCCGACAGAGCCCGCGCACGCTCGTTGAATTCTTCCTCCTCGCGCCGGCGGTACTCAGGGTCCAGCTCGCCGATCGACGGCATGAAGCCCGCACCGCCGGCTTGCGAGGCCAGAACATCGGCGTAGTCGCGGCCGACGCCGGTCGCTGTCCGGATCGGGTTGGGAAGCTCCTGCCCGGTGATTTCCCTGATTGCGGCGATCCGGTCGTCATAGGCCTTTTCGATGGCGGCGATGTCTGCCGTCGAATTCTCGATCAGGCGCATGGTTTCGTCGGTGGTTCCGGCCACCTTCGACCAGGCCTCGCCCCATGTCTCCGGCCCTTCGGACACACTTTTCGGCAGTGCCGACGGATCCAGCAGTTCGATCATCGGTAAGCCCCCGGCACGCGGGGCTCGAGCACAGGCCTCAAATCGTTGAGATCGAGCACGATGGGATTGCCGTTCTCATCGACGATGAACATGGGCGAGGATCCTGCGGGATCTCCGGTCGCGAAAGCGAAGCCGCCCTTGACGGCCACCGGCATGGCGCGCTGGAAGTCGCGAGCCGTCCAGGCCTTCCCGTTCTTTGCCTTGACGCCGCCGAGATCCGCGTCGGTCAACGCACCCATCAGGTCCTCGAACTTGTCGGCGCGCACGGTCGGCGGCAACAGAACTTTCTTGGGGCTGTAGAACAGGCCGCGATCGTAATCGGCGAAACCACCGAACTGCACGCCATTGTCGAAGCTCGCGCCGGCGGCTTCCTGGTAGGCCTGCTGATAGATCTCTTTCGCGTCGTCCTTCTTCGGATCGATGCCGGCCTCATACAGGCGCTTGCGGGCGATCGCCGCCGCCGCCTGGTCGAGGCGGTTCATTTCCGCCGGCGTGTAGGCAAGCGCTTCGCCCGAGATCTTGCGCGCCTCCGGAAGCCGTTTCGTATTCGGCATGTCCGCGAAGTCCTTGCCCTCGGGTGTCTTGCCGTAGCCCGCGATCAGATCGGCCGCCGCCTGGCGGTTGCCGCCGGCGGCAATCAGCGCGCCGGACTGCGAGACGGCCGGCGCGACGCTTCCCAGCTCGCGCAGCACACGGTCAGCATCCGGCCCGGCCGCATCCACCAGGCCGGCCGCGATGTCGAGACCGCGCTGCGGATCTGCCTTCACGGCGGCCTCGATCTGCGCCGCCTCGCCCGGGCGGAAGAACTTCGGCGTCGTGCCGAAATGCGCGCCTGCGGCCTTGGCAGCATTGATGCGCTCTGAGAACGCGGCCGAGACCGACGCGGGATCCACCTCGCCATCGAGGGGCAGCCCTTCCGAGATCGGCAGCACGCCGAACCGCTCGGCCACCCCCAGCGGATCCGTCGCCACATCCTTCCGATGCTGGGCGATGGTCGTCTGCGCGAAAGCTATATCGTCGGAAGTCGCGTTCTCGCCCAGCAGCTGCTTGAGGTTCTTTTCGACCTGGCCGATCGGCATGGTCCGGATCGCCTCCGAGACACGCATGCGCGACAGCGTCGAGGAAACGATCTCCCTGCCCTTCGGCGCGGTCCCGGCGTCGAGCTGGAAGCGCGCAAGCTCCTCCGGCGTGACGGGAAGGCCCTGGGCAACGCGCTTGGCGATATCGTCACCACGCTTTGCCAGATCCGTGTCGGCCTTCGCGTCCTGCGTCCGACGCGCGCTTTCTGCCGCGGCAAGACCCTGATCGATCTTGCCCCAGTCGTCGGCCGTCACCCCCGCAAGCTTGCCTTCGGAGTAGTCGCGGGTCATGTCGGCCCGCATGGTCTTGATGTCGTCGGCGCCGAGCTTCGAGGCCTGCCGCACGTAGAAACCCACTGTGCTGTCGGATCGGCTCGATCGCTTGAACTTTTCGGCGTCGGCCAGGTCGACGATACCGCGAGCGGCAGCGCTGTCCCAATGCGCGTCGATCGATGCCTGCAGATCCGCGAGGTCGGACGCCGCGGCCTCGTCGTTTGGGTCGAGGCCGGCGAGCTGCTGGCTCTTGCGGTTCTCAAGCTCTTCCACCCGGCCAAGGAACTCGACACGGTTCTGCTGCTGCACGCGCTCTTGCTGCGCAGTCCGCGCCTTGGAGAGAATGCCGGCGGCCCGCTTTTTGTAGGCCACCTTGTATTCCGGCGCGATCTCCTCAAACACGTTGTCGCGCAGATCGGCCTCCAGCCCTTCACCGAGTGCCTTCTCCAGCATGACGGGATCGTCTTTGTACTGCTCGTAGATCGCCTGCTGGTTTTCGACCATCGCGAGGTCGGCCATCTCCAGGTAGGTTCGCGTGCCAGTCACGTCATAGGCGCGGCCATAGACCGTATCGCGCCCGCTGGCCTTCCAGCTGCCTGCCTTGCCCGGCGTCACCTCAACCGGCTCCTGAACCAGCGTCACGCTGACCGGGCCGACAGAGGAGGGAGACGGCAGTTTCGAATACCCCCCCACCTTCGACGTCCACTTTGAAGCAAACTGACCCGCCGTCATGTCGGCGGAGCCGCCGTTCAGCCGGATGGCGTCGGCACCCACAACGTCGATTGCCCGAGCGTCCGGATTTGCCAGGAGCTTCGCCGCGCCGCCTGCCCCCTGCTGGTGGGCAAGATACAGTTCGCCCGGCGTCGGCTCGCGGCCAAGCCGCTGCACAAGATACGCGCGATTGTCCTTCATCAGGCGCGCGGCGGCGTCCGATGCAGCTGCGGGGTCGAACTTGTCGCGCAAACCGTAGTTGCGCGCTGTGCCGTCCAGGAACTGAAACAGGCCACCGGCGGTGGAGTTGGGGTTGCGGGCAAGCGGATTGAACGAGCTTTCGATACCGGCAAACTGGGTCAATGCGTCAGGATCCTGACCATGCCGAATAGCGGCATCGACGATCATCTTGCGGATTTCCGCCGGCGGAACGCGCACGCGCACCCCGCCCTGAGCGCCCTTCACATGCCCGGCCTGGCCGTTGACACTGGCTGTCGACACAGCGCCGCCGCCGGTAATCTGCGCACCGGTCGGTGCCCCCGCGAGGGCATCGCGGGCGCCCGCGAGCTTGCCGGCGCGCTCCGCCTCAGCGTCCGCGCGCCGGCCCATATCGTCTGCGATCCGCGCAAGGCCCATAGCGACCTTACGCTCGAGATCACCGCCCGACCGTTCAACGGCAAGCAAACCTTCGGATAGCAGTGGCTGCGCCTCGAAACGACGATACGAAACAGGAGAAAGCTGACGGTTCGCCATGGTTCAATACCGCTCCGCAATGCTCGAGAAACCCTTGAGGCCGATGCCGACGGCGTCGATCGCCGCCGCGCTACGCGCCCGCTTTGCCCGCTTTCGGTAATTGGCCGCACGCTCGTCCAATCTGGCGACACGTGTCTGCTCAGTCCCCACATCAGAGGTCAGCTCGAGATCCGCATTGCGGAACGCGTCCTGTCGCGCCGCGTTCGGCGTCCCGAACGAAAGGTCCACACCGGATGCGGCATAGGCCACATCCTGCTCGCCGACCTGCGCCATCATTTTCTGCTTGATGCCGGCCCGTCGATTGATGCCCTGGAGCGTCTCGAGAGGTTTCTCGCGCTCGGCATCCTGAGCCGCAAGCTCATAACCCTCCGCATCTGCCTTTCCCGCATTGAGGGACGACATGATGCCAAAGACGGTTGCCGTCCCTTGGAGCAAAGTTGACAGGGAAAAGCCACCGGCAGCTGCGGCGCCGGCGCCAGTGGCCGCCGCACCCGCCCCAGCCGCCGCGCCGCCACCCCCAAAGAGTGATCCCATGAAGCCTGCTGCCAATTCCATTACAATTTCACCCCCGGAATATAGTCGCGCACATTGAGGCGGCCCGGCCGCACCTGGCTGATGACGAGCGTCGGATCCATGCAAGCCCCGATAAGACCGGCAATGTTGACGTGGCCCGTGAAATTCTGCTTCGGCTGGGAAAGATCGTCGCTAGAGCGGTTGAGCGGAACGTCGCGCGGCGGCCGGCCGTTAGCGCCGATCGCAATGCTAGCCGTTCCCCTGAGATAAAGCCGCGCCGACCCCACTTTGCCCGGCCGGCGCACAATGTCATCGTTGGGCAGTACACGCACATAAGGCATGCTCTCATACCAAGGCGCCGCCCACAGGCCGATCTTTGCACCCTTGGATGGAACCCCCGTCTGTATGACACCACCCGCCACGCTGAACGGGCCGTAGACGTCGTTTTCGATGGTCGCCCAAACCGTCTTGCCGTTCAGAAGGGCCAGCCCTGAAGCCTGCCCCGTGAGATCGGTGGTGATGACAAACGCGTGCTGGAAGAGGTTATGCTTCTCCTCCTCGAGGATTTCTTCCGAAACAACCCCGTTTCGCTCGACCGTGAGCCATACCTGCCCCTGTCCATCCACAGCCAGGGCATGCACAAGGCCACCGCCGAACACCGGCCATTCCACGGCCGCCATGATCTCCTGCGTCTTGTTGATCACGCAGCAGACCAGCCGGCCGTCCTCGCGAACGATCCAGAGCCGGTCGGAAATCATTTCCGCCGTTTTCTTCTGGACTGCCATCATCTTGATGTTGGTCACGAGATCTTCCGGCCCGCCATTCAGGTCGTTCTCGGGCGTCGGCTGAAACATTTCGGAGACAGCATCATACGCCGCCGAATAGAGGCGACCGCCATCATCAGACACAAAATAGACGCGCCCCTCGAGCGTGATGGGCCGGCAGCTTTTCTTACTGCCGATCTCGATCGCACGAACCCAGTTCAACGGCTCGTTCCGCTTCACAGTGCGGTTGCTGGCGAAGTAGACCGCCTGGTTGGTGAATGCCAGGAGGTACGTTGCGTCGATGATGTGCAGGACAGTCTCGGAACTTTCGGTTCGGAGCGCTTCCAGCCGCCCAGCCGCCTCAGCCTGGCTTTTGATGCCAAGGTCGAAGTACTCGCCGCTCGCCGACATGGCGATAGCTGCACCCTTCGCCTTGGGACCGGCATAGATCGCGCGGTCCTGAAACAGCCCCATGACACCGAAACCGCCCCTGGTCGCCGAGATGAGCGGTTCGCCAGCCGTTTTGCCGACCGTCGTGTGTGCCGGCAACGCCGAGGCACTGGTCGTATCGAGGACCGACGCGTTGAAATCATATTCGGAGCCGGTCAACGACCCACCGAAGGTCACGTTAAACGCCTGAAAGAGCGATCCGGATGCCCCGAGCGTTACGCTCACGCCACTCGCAAATCCCGGTAAATCCGCGATAGCCGCCGCCGCTGCTGCTGGAAATGCGGCCCAATTGGATAGGAACACCTCGATCGCGTCGGTGGTATTGCCATCGATGGTGATGGAAAGCTGAATGGAAGTCGGGCCGCTCGACCATCGGACATACACGGTCCAAACATCGCTGGTCTTGACATACGAGCCACCGAGATCGACTTCAGGCAACTGGCCGAAGGGCCAGGCAGCCACGGCCCACTGCGTATCGTCAGCCGCGTTACGGAAAAGGCGAATTCCTTGCCAGATATCCGGATGAAAAATGCCAAAAGTGTTCGCCTCGCCATAGAAGGAAAGCTCGGGAACCTTAATATCGGTGATCTGCCCCAGAAGACCACCGGTCAGCGTCGCCACCTTCACCCGATCATTCCGGTAAATCTCGACCACGCCTGGCGAGACGACGAGCGTGTATGAAAGCCATTTGTCGACCTTGAGTACCGCCTTGTTGCAGACGCTGGAAACTCCCGAACCTACAAAGGCTGAGCCCGGCAGCAGCTGAAAGCCGGATTGCGGGATTGGCTCGACACCCCGCATAAGCTTGGCGCCGGAATAGTACTGCTTGAGGTTGACCTTGCCGAGAAGACTTTGCGCCAACTGGCCGGCGTTGACGCTGCTCTTGAGCTGCCCTGAAACACGCGCCATGGTCAGAGCCTCCCGTACCAAGGCCCGGACAGCGGCCCAGCACCGGAGATCCGCGCATCGGTCAACGGATCCTCGTTTGCGATGCCGCTTCCCTTCGGCCGTGAGGCGCTGTCCTGCGCCATCAGACGCCCGAACAAACCGCCGGTGCCCTCGCGCGAGGGCGTGCCGAAGGCCTCGACGAGCTTGTCAGCACGCATGTCCGCGTCCTGCCACACTGGCACAGCGAGATAGCCACCGAGCGCGACCACGAACGCGCCTCGGAACTCCGGCGGCCAGGTATCCGGATTGACGGCAACCTTGACCTGGGACCAAGTGTCGGTTTCATCGCAGAAGAGTTTCCCCTCCTCGATGGTAAACTCACGCAACGGCCGGCGCGATCGCGGATCGCTCATGTTGAGGAGAGGGTTGCCGATCCGGTTACCGGGCAGATCGAACCCGTAGCTATAGCCGTTCTCGGGCATATCGGCGTGGCGTGTGTTTTTGTAGGTCTTGAGGGAGAAGCTCCAGTCGTGCATGCCGAACACACGATCGACGACGGGCTGCCATGTGTTTTCGATCTGCTCGGCGAGCTCGCTGTCGTCATCGACGGAGAACATGGGCCCGGCGCCTATATCCGTCAGTGCCCAGTTGATGATCGTCGCCTTGTCGATCGTCGACATGCCGGAACCCGCCCCAAAAAAGAAAACCGCGGCCAGCAGGTTACTGGCCACGGCATCGCGTTGACTGCGAAGCAGCGGGGATCAGGCGCCGGCGGCGTCGCCGTCATAGGCAACCGTGACGTTGCCGCTGGCCGGAACGGCCGTGAAGCGGAACGAAATGCGGTCGATCGTGCCATCGACGTCGATGATGGCGTCGACGCAGTCGCCAACCTTGACCGTGTCGCGGGCGTTGTTGAAGTAGCCGGCGGCGACGACTTCGGCCGCGGTGTCGTTGGTGGCGTAGTTGTACCAGGAGACCTGCCGGTTGCTCGGCAGGGTGACAGTGTTGTAGCGCTTGAGCGCCCGGATTTCCAAAGCCATGACGGCCTCCCTTGGTGGTTAGGACGAGGAGGCCGGGCGTTCCCGCCCGACCGGCCGTTTCGAGGTCAGGCGATGCGCTCCGCGGTCTTGATCGCCAGCTTGCGGACGCGTTTGACGCCTTCCGGCAGAATGCCGACGGCCGCACCGGACAGCTGCACCTTGCAGAGGTTCGGCGTGCCTTCCATCTCCGGAAGCGGGTCGATCGTCATGTTCTCCTGGTCCCACTCGATCTCGCAGCCGACCGCGCTTTCCGTCCAGGCGAAGGTATCGAGATAACCGGTGCCCGTGAAACCGGGCGTTCCGAGCTGGTATGCACCCGTGCCGTAGATGAAATGCTCGTCGGGAATGCCCAGGATGTGGACGTTGCGGAACGTCTTCTTGCTGATGCGCCCGTTGCTGGCGAACGGCAGATCCTTGTTGCCCTGGTAGTCGGCGCTAGCAAACTCCTTGTACATCAGGAGCTGCGAGAACCAGACATGCGGGATAGGCCAATAAGCTTCTTCGTCGGCGCCCGCACCGGCTATCGCATCCGAGACGTTGATCGCGTCGAGGATGTCGACCTTCTCGGTCCCGACGCCGATCGTCTCGACTGTCTTGGGATTGTCGGTCAGCGACGACGTGCCGGTGGCGAAGGCATTGAGCGCGTCGAGCTTCATCCGGTCGCGTTTGCGGCGCACGGCCTTCGCCATCTCTTTGGCCAGCGCCGCCTGCTGGCTCGGCCCCATCTTGCGGACATCCTGCGAGCGGAAGGTCGTCGCCGCCTCGAAATCGTCGGTCAGCAGCGTGACCATATCGAGGTTGATGTCGGACAGCTTGACCTTCTGGATCGCGCCGGAAAGCTTGTACATCTCGATCCGGCCGCCGACGACCGGGAACTTGACCGTTCCCGCACCGCCCTCGCCGCGCATCATCGTGCCGTCGAGGTGTCCACCTTCCGAGCTATAGCGCGTGCGGACCTGGTCGCGGATCTTCTCAGTAAACCAATTCGGAATTCCAGGCATAAGAGCCCCCTGTCAAAGTGATGGACGAAATCACCGTGAGGGCCGATTAGCCGGAGCTGCAGCAGGTCCTGTGAAGGATAGCCACTGCGTCGTCCAGGTCGCTCCCGTCCGGTAGCGCAACGAATGTGCCACCGGGCGGGTGTCGTTCAGTGTGGGTCAGTCCGGGATCTGGCGGGCATAGTCCGCCTGCAGCTGGTCGTAGCTCTTCTGGTCAAACTTCGCATGGCCCCACGTGTTCTCGGGAAGCGCTGCGCGACGGGCCAGTTCCTTGCGCGGATCGTTCCCGCCCGGCGCCGGGCTTTCCATACGCGGACCCGTGCCGCCGGCACCGCCGCCGGTCGCCGAACGCAGCCATTCGAAGAAGCGATGCCCCTTGGCGCTGTCGCCCAGCATCGCTTTGGCGAACTCCGCGTCATCCTTGGACAGGCCGCCGCCTTCGGCGCCCCGGGCGACCATGGCGTCGAGGAAGGCATAGTTATCGTTCATGCGCTTTTCGACGGCCTGTTGCTGCTCGGCCGGCGAGAGATGGCGGGAAGCCTCCGGAACGAGCGCCGCGCGCTCCGCCTTCTCGTCGACCACAGGCTCGAGGAGCCCCATCTCGGCAGATACCGACATGAACTCGTGCACCAGGGCCTGGTACTGAGGCACTGAAACCTTGAGCTCGAGCGCCTTGTCGGACACGCGACTGAACAACGGATCCTTGGTCAACGTCTCGAGGTGCGGCTTCACCGTCTCGGAGACCTCGCCCTTGAACTCCGCATAGGCGTCGGGCGTTTCCGGGATCTCGTTGTTCGTGTCGCGCTCGCGGTAGCCCTTCAGGGCGGTGACGAGCTTGTCCATCGTCTCATTCTGATCTTTGCCGACAAGATGGTCTGGCAGATCCTTCGGACGGTAGAAGTCTCCGGCGGGCGGGTTGCCGGCGCCCGCCGGAGGATCCCCTGCCGATGGAGACGGCGGGGCATCGCCGCCGGCGGGACCAGGCGCCGGCGGATCAGCTGCGCCGGCAGCGGGAGCCGCGGCCGCGGAAGCCGCGCCACCGCCGCCCTCGGGCGCGTTGAAAACGATCTTGGACAAAAGGCTTTTCATGACCAGCTCCATTCTGGGTTCAGGATTTCTGCCGCGCTTCTCTGACCTGCTTTTCGCCATGCGCGATCGCGGCAAGCACCGCCTCGGCGAAACCGTTGATGCCCTGCCTGGTGGCGGCCGCCAGTGCCGTCTGCTCGATGGTCGCCCCGACCGCCCGGAACGGCTGTCGAATGGAGATATCCATCATCCATTCGAACATCGCCTTGCCCTCGGGCGTGTTCGCGAGCCCCCACATGAAGCGGGCGATATCGTCGCCGGGCTGCAAGGGCGCGTCCTGTAGGATTGGCTTGAACAGTTCCTCGAGGCTGTCCCAACCGCCGCCGGCGACGCTCTTTTCGAGCAGGTCGAAGGGCTGCGCGGCGCGCGCCGGCACAAAGGGTCCGGCCATTTATGCAGCCCTCCGAATGTCGGCGACGGCGATATCCTTGATGGCGCCGGGCGCCTGCTTGGCCATCTCAGCCATCATCGCGGCCTGCAGCTGTTTCTGCCTGGCCTCCTCGATGTCGGCGATGATCTTCTTGCGATCGTCGCCCTGCGGGATCAGATCCTTCTCGATCTGGAAGCCGTCGGCGATCTTGTCGATTGTCTTGTCGCGATCGAGGTAGGCCGGTGCCATCTCGGGACCGGCGAAGGCCTGTATCATGTCCCAATAATTGGCGATCGCGGCGATGCGGTCGGCATTGAGTGCCGCCTGCATTGGCGATCGCACCTTGACCGAAACCAGCAGATCGTCGATCTGCTGCATCTGCGGCATCATGCCGAATTCGAACAGGATCTCGGCGGCGCGCGGCACGACCACCGGCATGATCTCATTCACCAGGCGCCCGAACGCGCCGATGTGAATGTTCGCGCGCTGCTGGAGGCGAGCGGCCATCTCCCCGGCCGAGCGCGGCGTGCCCTCATAATCAGGCAGACGCGTATCGAACATGGCGTTCTTCACCTGCGTCTGGAGGTCGCCCATCAGCATCTGCGCGACATTGAGATTGCCGCTGGCGGGATCAAGCCGCTGCACATCCGGCCCGAGCATCCCGCCGGTCGACTGCATCGACCAGAATTCGCCAGGCGCCAGGCGCACGGTGTTCGGGTTGAACGTGCCGCCGGCGCGATAGCCCCAGATGCCGAGCATCGAGATTGCGGCACTCTTCAGCGCCAGTTCCTGCGCCTTGTTCAACGTCTTGATCGTCGGAAGCGCCGTCAGAACCACGCCGCGCCCATACGCTTCACCAGGGACGCGATAGTAGCGCGGCACGGCGATCGGCTGCGTCCGATAGCGCTCATGCGAGATCAGGCCAGTCTCGTTCTGCAGGCGCACCCCGAAATGCCAACCAGCCCCCTCGCGGCCGTCTTTCCACCATGTCTGGTGAACGACAACCGCTTCAGATGGCTTGTTCTTGGCCTTTTCCTTGAAGCCGTCGGTGTACCGCCCATTCGGCCAGGCCTCGATGATCTGCCCGGCCTGCAACTCCTGTTTCCAGTCGACGAACGTCACGCGCCCGTAGCCGTCGACGTCGATCGCGAGTTGGTCGAAAGGCAGGCAGCAGAACATGATGGGGTTGTTCGGCGTACCCTTCACGGGCAACAGCGCGCCGGTCCCGACGGCGAGATCCACGCACATTTCGTGGATCGCGGTATCCCAGTCGCCGGCGAGAAAGAACGGATGGATCAAGCTCGAGGTCCGCGACAACTCGACATCGAAGGCCTTTCGCTGCGCCGTGTCGAGAAGCATGGCCGCGATCGGCCCCGTTTCCATCTCGAATGTCGATTGGCCCGCCGGAAAGAGATCGCGCTGCAGGTTGCCGGCGAAGTACATGGCCGACATGGGCGCGGTCATGTCGAAAAGCTTGTCGGGCTGGCGGGGCCGCCCGTTCACGCCGCCGGCGGGGCGCCGCATCGGCAGGGCGTAATCATAGGCTTCCTGGTAGATGGCGCTCCATCCGGAGCGGGCACCCCAGGTGTCATCGGTCCGCCGTTTCAACCTGGCGACGTCGACGTTGAAATCACCGTCCATCAGGCCAGCACCGAGCTTGCCGTGTCCGGACCATCCTCAAAAAGACGGCGGCCCCGCGGCGCCCGACGGGTCGCACCGATCGCCTGTGTGTTGCGGTTCGCTTCCGCCAATTGGCGATCGTTCGCCACCTGCTGCAGCTGGCGGCTCTTCTCCGCTTCGGCTTTCGCGGCCCCATTGTCCCCGCCACCGCCGAACAGACCCTTGACAATGTTGCCCATCGATTTTCCCTCTGAAGCTCCAGACCGTGTCGCCGCGCGGCTCAAAACCACAGAGGCGAGCCATGCGCTCACCAGATCGGTTGCCGGGCGTGACGTGGCAGTTCACCACGACGCCATTCTCTGCGAGGCCTGTCAGGGTTGACTGCGCAAAGCGGCAGAGCTGGCGCATGTACGGGCGGGCCGCCGTCCGGATCGAGAGGCAGAACTCCCGCGACCCGTCATCGCGAGGCACGAGGTATGAGACCGCTAGCAGCTCCTCGCCGGCATGGAACGAGATCGTTTCGCCGTTCGACCGCTGCCAGATTGCGGCCTTGCGCGCGAGCGCCCGCCCGCCCGCGCACGTGAGGCAGTCGCTCCAGTCCGCCGGCGTCTTGAACGTCAAACGTCCCATACGTTGAAATTTCCGCGTCCGCCCTGCTGCTCGATCTGCCGCTGCTGGCGCGCCGCCTGCAGGCTGGTCACGTTCGCCGGCCGAACCGACTGCGCCGACTGGGTGACGAGGTTAGCGAGGCCGAGCATACCAAGGCAGCGATACTGCTCGCCATCGTGTGGGTGCGAATATTCGTTCTTCACCACATCGAGCTTGTCGGTCTCGCTCGTCGAGGTCTTTTTCGAGAACTTGTAGTGTGCCTCAAAGCCGCCAAGGATGAACTTGCACGCTGGGTCGACGAGATATCCGGGCGTATGACCGTCGATCATCAGGCCGAGATAGTGCTTCACCGCCTCCTGGCGGATCCCGGGCTCGTTCGACGGCGCCGGCGAGATCGGAAAGCCGACCGTCGCCGACAGCGTGTTCATCCAGTGAAATTCGCCGGTATTGGTGTCGGCACCGTACCAGGCCGATGGATCGCCCCAGGCGCCGATGATCGGGATGCCCGGAAAGCGGGTCATCAGCAGGGCCAGCATTGCCTGCCCGAACCGTGTCGGCCCCGTGCCAGGCGCAGCCACCAGTTCCGCCAGCAGCCGGTTCTGGCCGCTCGGCATCTGCTGGCCGATCGTCGCGGCCGGGGAGCCGCCGGCATCGATGCCGATCGTCAGCCCCAGCTGCGGCACCGCTGTCAGCGCCTCGTCTGCGCGGTGGATCTCCGGATTGAAGTAATCCTCATAGACCGGCGTGCCATCCTTGGCGTAGGCCGGGCGCGAGTGCACCATGCGCAGCACCAGGCGTTTGTCTTTCGTCGTGGCCGCCTCGAGCTCGTAGGACGATCGTGGCTTGCCGACGCGGTTCTCGGCGTTGGGCGTGAGGCCGCCCGGCTGCCAGAAGCCGTTCCAGCCAGGTGTGACGTTCTTGTAGATCCCGCCGGGCTTCGAGCCCTCTCCGAACGGCGTCTTGTAGGCAGGGTGATCGACGTCGGGCGGGTTCATGTCGCCCCACACGATGCGCGGTAGCACCGGCTCGGTTTCGTCGACCTCGAGCCCCATCATGCGCATGGCCGCGCGGCCGTCGCGCGAGACCCGCTCCAGCTCGGAAGGCGCGATTTGCTCGACGGGCGGATAGCGGCCGCAACGCTGGAAAAAGACCGGCATCGTGTTTTCCGGCATCAGGTCATACTCGTTGCACCAGGCCATCGAGATTTCGTAGCCCTTGGCGAATGCCTCGAGGTCATTGTCGCCGATCGCACCGGTCTCCATGACGTATTCGATCTTCACCTTGTCAGGCCCGCGAAAGGCCTCCCAGCAGATCTTGTGCACCACTGGCCGATCCTGCCCGCCCTCATGGCTTTCCGTCCAGGCGTGCTTTTCGGGGAACGTGTTGTACCAGCTGGCGAGCGCGGTGCGCGCGAAGCTGCGGTAGGTATCGCGAACGCAGAGCGTCTTGACCCGCACCCAGCCATCCTTGCAGACCGGTAGGTAGTTCGCGGCGTGCATCGGCCCCTTGATCACCGAACAAACCGTCTTGCCGGATCCGCCGGGCCCCATGATCGCGTCGATCGGCCCGCGTGACTGGATGAATGCCGCGCCTATCGGCCCCGGCGGCATATAGCGCTGGATATCAATTCCCATGACCCTTGACCCTTTGCAAACCCGGAGCCCCGCGCGCCCGCGCCCACTCCGCCAGGGATCGAGATTAGTCCGCGCCGCCAGCTGTTCAGTCGGGCAAAGCCGAATGGCCGGTGTGTGTGACAACCGACCCCCAGTAGGGGCAGGGCGCGCGCGAGTTTTGAAGTCGCCGCCTCGCGCGCGAGCGCCCGCCCGCGTGAGGCACCCCCGGGGGCGGCGACACGCCAGCCGTTTTCCCGCGCGCGCGAGGCCGGAGCCGAAACCTGCCACTAATCTTTGATCAGGCCAGCTATCAACGATTTCAATACGTTACGCGCCGTGAGACTTGCGGCGCGAATGTCTCACGGCTAACCGATTGATTTCATTAGGTTGGCTTCTCGGCCTTGGTCAGGTCCATCACGCCGCCATCGTCGGGCCGCTCGACCTGCATATCTCCGATCATCATCACGCCCAGGACGTGCTTGCTCACCTTGAGTTCCTGCGCCCGCTTGCTCTCGAAATACGGCATCAACTCGGCATTGGCTTTCAGCACCAGCTCGTGCGCTTTCGTCACCAGGGCGGCCACGCCGTCGAGCTTGCCCTCTTTCGCGAGCTTCACCAGCTGCGCGGCAGGGTCGCCCGCCTCGACCGTCTGCCCGGCGATCTCCAGAGCCAGGCGCACCGGGTCCGCGTTCGCCAGGGCGGCGAGGTTGAGGCCGGGATGGCGGTATCCCATGCGCATCAGCGTCTCGGCGAATTCGCGGCTTGCCTTGTTCTGGCTGCCCTTCGGCCTCCCGCGCCCGTTCCGCGCGGCCGAGATTGTTTCCGCCACATGCCGCACCGGGCCGGCGAAAAGCGACTGCTGCTCATCGATCTCATCGAGCATGAGAGAATGCTGCTCGGGATCGTCGGCGGCCGGTAGCAGCTCCTGGGCGAGGCTGGCCATGGCGCTTTCGGCGATCGCCCTGGTCGCGCCGACCTTCGCCGCCCGGTCCGGATCGGCCTCGATCGCCGCCGCGCCGGAATTTTCGGCCGGCGTGTGTGCCACTTGAAGCCCCTGATTTGCGTCGTCTGCCGCCATCGCCGCTATTTCCCTATTTCTTTATTCGAGTTACCGCCGGTAACCGGAGGCGACCCATTCGCTAACCGCATATCTCCAATAAAATCAGGAATTTATACCTCTCGGTTACCGGTTACCTCTATTTCTCTTCACGCGTATCCACGCGCGCGCGCGTGAAAAACCCCATTAATTCGGTAACCCGGTAACCGTCTGCGCAAGCCCCTGATTTCCTTGATTGATCGCGGTTACCGCCGTAGTAACCGTCCGGTGACCGGTGGTAACCACCCTCACCCGGAAGGCGAAGCACTCGCCCTCGCCGCCATCCTGCGCACGCTTCCCGCCGCGTTAAGTGCCCGCGCCTGATCTCCACCGGCATCGCGTGGCCGGGCGGCCTCACGCGTTCCTTGGGATGTCGCGTGGCTCCGCCCGGCTCGCTCGGCGCGGCGCGGGCTCCGCTTTTCTGAAGCCAGGGGCGGGGGAAAGAGAGTTAACTGCGACGGCAATCAGGGCGGGGGAAATGTCGGAATTAGAACAGGGTGTGGGAGATCAATAGTCGCTGGTGTCGCGCCGCTCAGCCGCCTGGATCCATGTTGCAGCGGTCCACGTCTCCGCGCGATACAACACCAGGACAAGCCAGCATCCGACGACGATCGAGGCGACCCAGTTGACGATTGGAGTGCGGACGAGGCCATAAACCCATACGCCGGCGTAGACGCCAGCCGCCAAGCACCCGATCATTGCGCCCAGGTGCAGCAGCTCTCCCAGCAGGCGGCCAAGCAGCCAGGCGGGCATCTCTATCAGTGCTCTTAACAAGTCCATTGCTGCCCTCCCCAACCGTGGCTGGACGCTAGCAGCGGGGCGCGGGCAAGGGAAGATGCAGAAAGCCCGCCGGATCGCTCCAGCGGGCTCGTATGGGGCCGCCGTGGCCGTCAGGCTACCGCGCGCCCTCCTCGGCCGCGTAATAGCCAGGTCGACGTTCCAGCTCTTCCTGGATGAACGTTTCGGCGAACAGCGGATAGCGCCGCTCCATCCGCTGGCGCAGATTGCGGATGCGCGCTTTGGCCTTCGCCTCCCGGCTCCAGCGGCGTATGGGCCGCTGCGTCACCAGCTCCCAGCAGATCGCGTATCCGGCACCAGGCTTCCACGCCGCCTCGATCTCGGGCGGGCATCGCGCGCCTCGAGGCACAAGCATCGCGAGGAGGATACGCGGCCCAGGCGGCGGCAGGTCCGGACGACGCCAGGCGAGCGAGTAACGGACCATGTCCATCACTCACCCACCCACTTATCAAACCCCTTGAGGTCCACCAAGGTCACCTTCTTGGAAAGCCGGTTGATCTTCACCGTCTGCTTGTCCGGCCGACGCAGCACCACGCCCTCGGGCGCCTGTTTCAGCGCCATGGTCCAGCCGCCGCGCAGATAGTCGCTATCCCCGAACAGCCGATCGAGGTTGTCGTCGTTGATCGGGATCGCCAGCGTGTAGCCCTCGGCCGGGTCGCCCTTGTCTCGCAGGCCGAGGCCCATCAGCGCCAGGCGGGCGCGGGCTTCCGACAGCTGCATCCAATCGTTGCCAGCCTCGAGCTGCTCGATGACGCCGCCGACGGTCAGCTTGTCGCCGCCCTTGTAGCTGTCGAGCTTGGCGCCCAGGATCTTCTCCAGGACCTCTTGCCACTTCGGCACCTGGTCGCCACGCTCGGCCGCCGTGGCGTGCTCGAGGATCTCGACCAGGTGATCGATGTCGAGCCTGCATTCGCCGCCCGTCCGCGCCACCGGGTCCTGCGGCAGGCCGGCGTCGATCATCCCCTGCTCGCCGACGAGCAGCTCGGCGCAGGCCAGCACCGTGCCATAGGTGTCGATCGCGCGCGCATCGAACGGCAGGCGCGGATCCGAAAGGATCTGTCGCCACTTCGGCAGGATGTGCCAATAGAAATCGTGAAACCCGTCCATCAGCTGGCGCAGGATCATCCGGCCGGCCGTGTCGGAAATCACCGGCTGCGTCGTCGTCTTCTTTTTGTCGAGCGTGTTCAGGTTGAGGATGATCATGCGCGTGCGGTCCTGCACGCCCAGCACCGGCGGCATGATGGCCGAGAACATGAAGCTCGAGCGCAGCTCGAATTCCGTGCCCTCCCCGTTCGCGCCGCCGCGATAGCCCTTGGCGCCGGAATAGCTCTGGCGCGCCAGCTCGACGATCTGCCCCTCTTTCGAGGAATGCGCCTTGCGCTCGAATTCGTCGACGGCCACCGGCCGGCTGTCCTGTTTCAGGTTCTGGTAGATGCCGGCGGCCGTCGTGTTGGCCGTCGTATAGAGAACGTTGCCGAACAGCGCGCGGATGATGTTGTGCAGCGTGGACTTGCCGACGCCGGCGCCGCCCGTGGTGAAGACGATCGGCCGCACCTCGAGCGCGCCGCCGAGCAGCGAGGAGCCGATCCAGCCGAGCAGAAAGATGGGGTCGATATAGGGCCGCTCCCAGTTCCAGCTCTGCAGGTCCTGCAGCAGCTGATGCGCGGGACTGTCATAGACGCCGATCGGCTCCTGCCAGGGGCGAAGGGTGTCCGCGTCCTGGGCGTAGAAATAGCCGTCATACTCGCCGGGCTTGGCGACCTTGAGTTCCCAGCCGGTTGCTCGGTTCTCGTGGTTAAGCTTCACGTCGACCGAAAACAGGTACTTGCCGGAATGCCAGATGAACTTGTCCTGCGCCTTCCAGCCGCCGCGGCCGCGCACGTTCTGCTGCGGATCGAACAGCCCCTTGCGGCCGGCCTCGTTGATCAGCGCCATCGCGGCCTTGTCGCGCTCGATGCGCTTCACCTTCGGCGGCAGCGGTTCACCGTCGGCGTTGGTGCCCTCGCTCTTGCCGAAGGCCGGCCAGGCCCACATGAGATAGTTGAGGTGCGGGGCGAAGAGACGCGCCAGCGTCGGAAGGTCCCAGCGGGTTACCGCCTGCATTTCCCCGATCGCGTCGATGACGTAGACGGTCTCGCCCTTCTTGCCGAGCACGGTCACCGGGCAGTCGGGCGGCATGCTGTCATGCGGGGCGCCGGGCCACTGGCCGGGCTTGATGCCGTTGCGCGCGAGGTTGGGATCCGGATCGTCGAAGCCCTTCACCTCCTGCAGCGCCTGCATCGCATCCAGGAAGGTCGCGCGGACAGCTTTCACGCCGCCTTGTACTTTTGGTTTTCTCGCAGTCATGTCCGCCCGCATCATCAGAGGTATAGACCGCCGCGCCGTCGCCAGCGCGGCGGGCATGGGTCAAATCTGGTACTTGCCGCCGGCGCCCGGGTGCTTCGCGTCATGGAGCGCCTGGCGCAACAGATAGCCCTCGAGCGGCCAGATCTTGTTGCGCGCGTTCTCCCGGGCGATCTTGCGGCCGATGGCCTGGTCGAAATTCTCCGGGCTGGCGGCCGCGCTTTCGCCGGTCACGCAAAAACCGTTCTGCAATGTCAGGCAGCAGACGGTCAGCGTCGTGCCGGGGAAGACGTAATAATCTTCACGCGCGATTGCCGCATCGATGTCCGCAGGCGTCAGCCGCGGCGCATTGAGCCCCTTCGCCTGAATTTCCTGTTCAATGGCCTGCTCGTCTTTCATCGGTCTCTCCTCATTGGCCGCCGGCGGGATTGCCGACGGCGATCGCCGCCGCGCTGTGCGCGACGGCATGGGTCAGGCCATGTAGTCGCGTATGGAACGCTTGGGATCGAATGGCCCGTCGGCAGCCAGAAGCCTGAGCGTCACGCACAAAGCCACACCCTGCGACGACAGGAAGTTCCAGCCCGATACCCTCTCTACGAAGCCCGCTTCGACGAGGCGATCACGCTCGCCCTTGCCAATCAGGTTGCCGTCCCAAACAGGGCCATGGACAAATTGCGATAGCTGCTCGATCGCCGGCGTCATTGCTCTACCCCGACCTTATCGAGCAGCGCCTCGCCGAGCGCCTGGTAGCGCTCGGCAAACACTTCGGGAGAGACCGCCGCCACGTCGCCGTTATCGGCACAGAGCAGCCAGTCGGCCGCCTCCGCATCGAGGCGACGGCCCGCCATCGTCTCGATCTCGATCACACCAGGACGGAGCCGCAGACGGCCACGCTTGTATGCCAGGTGGATCGCATTCGGCACGCCGGACCATTCGTCGGCCGGCCGCCGCATCACGTCGCCGGCGAGGACGGCCTCGAAGACGATGGGCCGGGGAACAACCTTCACCATCAGCCGCGCCCTCCCCATGTCGCCAGCGGCGCATCGACGAGTTCGATCGTCGTGTCCTCGATCGGCACGGCCGGCGGCGGATCCGCCACCGCCTTCTCCTGCTCTTTGCGGGCGAACTCGCCGGCGACGAACCGGTCGAGCGCCAGCAGCACGCCGGCAAAGGCAGTGAAGGCGATCCGCTCCGGCTCCGAGATCTCCGGCGAGGCACGATGCTTTTTGATGACGAGCTGCTGCGCGAGAACGTCCGGCGTCGCCCGCTCGCCGATCTGGCGAACGAAAGCCGCCATGTCGTCGAACACGGCATCGGGCAGTTGCTGGTCGACAAGCTCGGAACCGTTCACGGCATGCTCGAGCCAGGCGCCATGCATGAACGCTTCCTGGTAGGCCCCGATCGCGCCGCAGAGCGCGACGCGATCGAGCGTCTCCGGACCTGCCGGCACCGGCGCCGCGCCGTCAGCGCTGCCATCGCTGTCGTTCAGCGTTTGAGCATCGATGCCGGAACCCCCGTGATCCTCGCCACTTCCTTCTGCAGAACCTCCAGATGCTTCAACACCAGTTGCGCCGGGCTCTTGGCCAGCGGTATCGGCTCCGCCGGCGCCAGCATCTTCGGGAGCGGCTTGCTCTCCCGATACCTCAGACGGGGATTGATCCTGCTCGCCCGCGTCATCGCTCACCCCTCCGCTCTGGTGTACCGGCGTCGGTGCCACACCTTCCGCCGCTTCGGTTTCGGTTTCGGCGTCCGCGCCGTCGGCGCCGTCGACCACGGCAGCGCCGTCAGCCGCGCCAGCCTCTGCCGGCGGTTCGCCCGGGTGTTCTCCCCCAGCTGCGCCAGCGGCATCACCACTGTCGCCCGCCACCAGCGCCGCAGCCGCCGGTTCATCATGTTCCGCCGGAACTGCCGGCTGCACCGGATCCGCGACAACGTCTGGAGCTTTCGCTTCATGCTGTTTCCTTCTCTTCGCCATGTCAGTCTTCTCCTCTGGGTGAGCCATGCTCGCCGAGCGCGCGCATGTAGGTTTCGAAGAGGTGATCCTCCTCGAGCCGTTCGTTCCGGTCCTTACGCCTGGCGGCGATGACCCGTTTCATGGTTTTGACGTCGTAGCCGCGCCCGCGTGCCTCGCCGTAAATGTCCTTCACGTCGTCATCGATCGTCCGGCGCTCCTCATGCAGGCGCTCGACACGCTCAATGAACTGCCGCAGCTCGGCGGCAGTGTCGTTCTTGACCGGAGGTTTTTCGGCAGCCGCCGGCGGCACCGGCTTGCGCACGGACAAGGGATCGTAGTCGCCGCTCATGAGCGGGCTCCCTTTGGTTTGCTGGCGGCCGCACGGTCGATGCGCTCGATCTCGGCAATGATGAGGGTGTAGTGGGCCTCGGCGTCCACATAGCGATGCTCGGCCCGCTTAACGTAGAGGCGCTTGACGCGCTCTATTTCAGCCAGCGCAAGGGCGCCGGCGCGGACAAGATCGTGCCTTGGTGACTTCGGTTTCCACCACTTTTTGTCCCACGGCCATCCAAACGGAATACCTTCACGTTCGCCACTCGGCAGAGATAGCGCGCGGTCTGTCGCGTGCGCGAAGTAGGCCTTTGCAGCGAGCAGCAATTCGCCTTTCCCGTGCGCGTCGTCGTGCTCTGGCGTCCAGCCCTCGACCTCGATCTGGCGGCGTTCGGCCATTACGTCTTCGATTGCCTTACTCATGGTCGCTGCCCGTCGTTGGTGCGGTGTCGCCATAGCGGTAGGTGTCAATCGGTCCGTCTACCGGTTCGCCGGTTTCAAGATCGACCGTGGGCGAACCCTCAAGGCAGGCTGCATGGCATATGCCCATCTCGATATCCGTCGCGCAGATATCGTCATCGGCAAGCGCTTCGGCGCAGATCGGGCATGTGTCTTCAGCGGGAACGATAGAAGCCGTAAAGCCGCCGCAGGTATTGACGGCCACCTGGATCATGCCAACGATCCACGCGACGTCCTCGTCGGACCTCTCGCGGTTTACATCGACGACAAGAACCGGGACCTCGTCTGCATCGAGGAGTGTACCGGCATCATCGGGGCACTGCACCAAGGGCAGCTTGACGCCGTGTTCCGCGAGCGACTGAACAAACCGGCTAATAGTTGCAGGATTTGTGACCTTGATCTCAGTCATGATCGACGTCCTTCGGATCTGTGGCGTCCTCGCGAAGTTCGTCGGCGTAGGCGCGATAGGCTTCAGCATCAGGAGCGCCATGGGTCACGGGAAACGTCACGTCCACCTGGGCGAACAGCGGGATCGAGAAGTACTCTTCCCTATTCTCGATCGGATCGTCTTCGACCTCCCAGCTATCTTCGGGCAAGGCGCGCGGGCCATTGAGGTGGGCGTAAGGTCCGAAGAGCTGAGGCTTGGCGGTCGTGATGAAGCTGTGCAGCCTGTCTGCCGCCGCGGCACAGATGGCGGCCTTCACACCAGACAGACGACTGCCTGTTTCCCGCAACGCATTCACAAGCTGTTCATCCGTGCCGCGAAACGTCGCGGCGTGCGTTTCAGGTGCATCCACCACTCAAACCTCCTGTATCAAATCGTTGAAATCGTTACCCATGATGCTATCCACCGCGATCCACGGCTTGCCGCTGCGGTCCATCGCCTCGCAGACTTGGTCGAACTGTTTTTCGGTGGTCTTGTGCTTGAAGTGATCCTTCAGCAGCACGATCGAGGAGACGCAGGGCAGCCACACGGGGGCGTTGAGCATGTTGGCCAGGCTGCCGGCCGCCCAGGCGCGCGCTTCCGGCGCGGTGCGCGCCATCGAGGCCGTGG